CATCTGATAAATCGTCTAAAGCACTTGCACCACCACCTGCTATCGTAATAGTTTTTGTTGCACCTGTGCCTGAAGCGGTTACGCCTGCACCTACGAAATTTAATGTTGTTGCGTCTGTTGATAAGGCACTACCCTCATCTTGTACCGTTAAAGATGAACCGCCACCTGATTCTGCACCTGCTTCCCAACGAGCAGTACCTGAATTCCATTTTAGTACATAACCATTTTGTACACCAGTTTGAAATACGTTTGAAATTTTATCTAATACAGAGTTTTCTGATAATACTTCAATCCAAGCACTTGGCGAAGCGAATTTCATTATCTCATTTGTTTCATCAATCGCAATTGAACCAGAGTATGTTGAATAACTAGGGAAACTAGGTACGTTAGCAAAATTAAATCTAACTTTAGAACCTGAACCAGTTTGGTCAATTGTACCTGTACCTGAAATTGAAGATGAACCTGTTAAATTAAAATTACCTGTACTTGTTAAAGTATCTCCTAAATTTACAGAACCATTACCAATTGTTATTGAAGAATTAGCTAAGTTTGCGTTAGTGATACCTGCACTACCTGATAAGTCAGCATTTGTTAAGTTTGATACGTTTAGAGTTACCGTATTACCTGTTACCGAACTTGATACAGAGCCAGTACCTAAAATAGATAATGTTTCTCCTAAATTTACAACATCTGTTGTTGAAGTGTTATCTCTAATTGTAATACCTGAATTAGCAAGACCAGTATTTGGTATTGCTGAAAATGTATTTAACGCACCACTCATAGTTTTATTAGTAATAGTTTGAGATTGGTCTGTCGTAGCAAATTCTGTGCCACTTATTGCGTTATTAAATTCTGTTAATGTGCCTGAAACGGTATTATTACTTAAACTAATAGTTTTATTTGTAAGTGTAGCAGTTGCGTTAGCAGTTAGTACCGAGTTATCTACTGCGATTTGTAATTTACCTGAAGTAATTGAAGTTTGAATACCAAGACCACCAGTAACCGTAATAGGATTACCTATGTTTGTTCTTAAAACCGTTGACGAGTCATCTGCAAAGTCAATGAATGGTTTTAAGTTTGTACCATCACCGAAATTAGAATATATCTCGTTAAAGTTATTATTGATTATAGTACCACCTGTACGTAGGTTTGAACCTGTTCCGTCATTTGGTGAACTTCCTAAATTTATTGTACTCTTTGCCATATTTTAAATCTCTCTACTATTTATAATCATTCCTAAGGCGTTGTATCATCAAACGTAGCTGTTGTTTGACTGAAGTTGGTAATTGTGTTAGAAAAGAGGTTTTTGTTAGTTGCAATCGTAGCAGGTATTGTAAAATTAGTCTTTAGATTTCTACCATCTGGATGTGATGTAGCAATGAATATTGCTGGTTGACCATCTAATCCTGTTCTAGTACCTATAATTTTTATATCGTGAAAGGTCTGAAATGTAAAACCAGCACCATCAAATATAGTTTGTATATTTTTATCTAAAAATGCATATCTCGGTCCTGCGTATGCGTGTCCTTGTCTAACGTTATGATTAGTTGTAGAATCAGGTATTATTCTTCTAACTCTACTTAAATAATCAATTTCAAGAGGTGCCCTTGTTAAGGTCACGTCTCTTTGATTATCACTAAAATGTTCGTGTGTTAATGGGTCGCTATCTATTTGTCCACTAGTTTGTGGGTTAGCTCTCTTACTTGTTCCGTCTGTATTTGTTCCTAATCTTCTACCAAAAATTGTAGAGAATAGTGTATTGATTAATCTCATAAATGGACTATCAGCAATACCTGAAACAGAACCAATAACTGGCGATTTCAAACTTAAATCTAATTGAGTTGCAACGTTAACTTGTCCTGTAAAATAAAAACCTGAAGTATGCATAGTCTTTTTAAAACTATCTCGCCACGCATTAATAGATTGACCAACTTTTATTACATAAGAAAAATCTTGATAGTATAAACTATCTTGTACTCTCATTGTACTTTCAGAAAGTTTACCTTGTTCATTAATAAATTCACCATCTGTATCTGTTATTGGTACAACATTGACGGTAGCAGTTGCTAAATTGTGTTCTTTAATCTTACAAGTACCGCCTGTTTGTGATGTTATAGTATCATTTATATTAATAGTACCGGTAACTTCATCTAATTTTAAAACTTGCGTATTTGTATCTAACTCTAAAATTTTACCTGAAGCTGAACCTGAAGTAGTAAAAGTATTGCCAGCTATAAACGTACCTGAAATATCAATTACTAAAAAGTTTTTTACAAAATCTAAAGTTGGTGACGGTGCTGTCTCATAACCTTTACCGTGTTCTACCGTTTTTAATGAATTAATTTTTCCTACATTATCACCATATGCAACAACTTTACCACCATTACCTGTTGAACTTGTAATAGTTGTTGTAGGTAAACTTTTATATCCGTTACCTGTATCTGATAAGAAAACTTTTGTTATTTGACCACTTGAATTATCTGCTGAACCAGGAAAACCAGGAACTTCAGGAGATGTTGTTGCTGATTCTTGAACAATATCTTGTCCCTCATAAATATCACCGGCGCAAGTTTCATCTTCTAAAAGAATTCTGTCCTCTGAACCATCAGCAGGTGCTTTAGTGCCATTTTGGTCTACAATACTACCATTTACAATACTAACAAAACCGGCAGCGTTATTACCAAAAGTACCTGTATTGTCAAAATTAATTGTATCACCAATCTCATAATTAGAACCTACATCATCTAAAATTAATTTATCAATTTGACCTGCACCGATATCCGATATTTGAAATAATGCACCAATACCACCAGCGGTAACTTTAACTTTGTCATCTATTTTGTAAAGTGAACCTGAATTTGTAATTGTTTTTGTTCCAGGAATACCTGTAATATCTGCCTTTATAAAGAAGTCATCTGTTTCACTTTTTGTTCCTGATACTTCTTCACCTATTTGAAAAGTACCAACAATACTATCTTGGTTTAAAACTAATTCTGTAATTGTATCATCACCAATTTGAAAACGTGATAAGTTTTCAATAATAGCAGTTGCTCTTGAGTCTTTACCTGTAATTGTTCTACCAATTAATCCCTCTGTATTACCTACTCTTTCAAGAATTCTTAAAATTTTTAAAGAGTCAAATTGTCCGTCTGAAGTTTTTAATAAGTTTTCTCTAGGATAAATTGTTTCTGATTGTTCATTAAATAACAATCTAAAAAATAGTGAATGACCAGCTGAAGTACCTTTTGCCTTATATAATGATTTAACATTTTTAATTAAATTTCTTTTATTAACTTCACTATCTAATACTTCAGGTAAAGTTGCTAAGAATTCATTTCTAAAGTTATTTAAAAAAGATTCAATTGCTCTATCGGGGTCTCTAAAGTTTACAAGGTCTGAAATATTTTGTACAGGTTGAGGTCTATAATTAGTAATAGTAGCAGACGCTAAAGATTCTAAACCTTCAACTATTTCATTTGTAATAAATTTATCTTGAGCAGATATAAACAATCTACCATTTGCTAAATCTTCTACTAATACTTTTGCCTCTGCACCTGAAGTTTTACCCTTTACGGTTTCTCCTACAATAAATTTTCCGTAAGTTGTTTCTTCTAATAATATTTTGTCGCCTTCATCAATAGGTGTAATTGCACTACCTATTTTTGTTGCGTCATATACTAGATTGTTTTCTTGACCAGTTTCAGTTTCAATTAAAACACCAACGGTGTTTTGAACATCTTTAACTCTTAACTCTGCTGATTCTAATAATTGATAATAGACTTTTAGAAATTCGGCAAACTTTGGGTGGTCAGCAACGACAAACTCTGGTATCTGAGCATTAATAATTGCTGATATTTTTTCATTGAACTTTGCCATTATTCATTAATAACTTGTTGATGTCGTATAACCAACGCCTGCCTCAGCAGAACCACCAACAAAACTATCCTCTTCTACGTTAATGATTGAGTTTGCTACATCAATCTCTACAATTTGGTCTCTTACAGGAACAACATCATTTGAGTTTGGTTGTACCGTAATTTCTATAACCGTTGAAGCAGCGCCTCTAATATTTGATATAGAGGCAATATTAATTAAGTTTAAAGTTACCTGACCTGTTTCATAATTAATTGTACCTTGGTTATTATCTGCATATGTTTTTACACCTGATACTAGGAAAAATCTTCTAACATTTCCGTTACCATCATCATCTAAAAACATTTCATTATTACTACCAACTACTTTAAATCCTGTGGAAGTTAAAATACCACCAGAGGCCATATTGTGTCCTGAATGAGGATTGTATAAAGCGTTTCTATAATAGATATCGTATTTTGTAGCAGAGTTTATTGTAGGCGTAAAATTCTTTCTTATTTTTAAAGTTGTTATGTTAGATAAAATACTTGCGTCTGTATCATCTATTAATCCTGTTAGTTTTGAATGTCTGAATACACTATCAAATTTTTGTAATGTGCCTGTATTGTAATTTGTTATTGTGTTTATAACATCTGATTTTAAAGTATCTTTAGATTTAGTTGTTGACTTGGCGTCATACTTAACATTAGAAGTTAGAACTATTGAAGTTGTTTCCGGGTCAACAATTTCTGGTTTAACAGAAGCAACGTTAAATTTTTTCAAACCGTTTACTATATCTAATTTAGTTTGGTCAGTTAGTGTTGCACCTGAACCTGCCTTAATTGCAATCTTAACAATACCATATCTTGGCGTTTCATCATCTTCACCACCCCAAGCACTAACTGATAATGCATTAGGATAAATTCCTTTTACTAGTGTTTCATAATCAGTTGTAGTTACCGCTCTATCTTGAGCTGCAAAATTTAAAGGCGCATTAAATTTAACTGATTGATTATCTTCGCCCTCAGCACCTCCTTGCGATACTGAATTAGTTGTAATTGAAACATCTGTAAAACCACCGATACTGCCTTGTAAAGCAAAAGTTTTTGCACCATTTGAATCTGTTTTATTGGTTACAATATATTCTAAAATTACTACATTACCATTTTCTAATTTTTTACCGGTAACACCATCACCAAAGTAAACTTCAAATTTACCATCTGTGCTTTCTTGTATGAAATAAACTTTACTATCTGAAGCAACACCTGAAAAACCACTTGACAATGTATAAGTGTTTGAACTTGTATCTGTTGCTGAATTTTGTACTATAACTTTTAGTGTTGATGTATCTGCGTTAGAATTTGGTATGATAAATTTTTGGTCAACATCTGTATCATCAACCGTATATTTAAATTTAACTAAAGTACCTTCATATAAAACTACATCTGAAAAAGTAAAAACACCGTCAACAGGTGTTGTAGTAATATCTTCGTTGTTTATATATTGATAAGTTGTATCGTTTTGTGTAGAAGTAAAAACGGTACCTTTTGCCATTGTAATTGACGTACCTGTTCCGTTATTTACAACTACGTTAATTGAAGCTTTTGGTGCTCTTGGTGAGTTAGGTGTATAACCTAACATTTTTGCTAGTGATACAATATTGTTTCTAATATCGGCACTATCTAGGTATAATTCATTTGTTGACATATTGGCCAGATAGGCCATATAGTGAGTATTGTAAGAAAGTATATCTAATAAGATTGAAAGACCTGAACCTTCAAAATCATAATCTTGAAATTGTGTTTGACTCTGTAAAAACTTTTTTAGATTATCTTTTATATCAGAAAAATCTAAATCTGAAACTATTAATTTACCGTTTGCCATATTATCTTAACCTTTGTAAAAATGTGGTTACTTGTTGAGGACCTGGCGAGCCTACAACGTAAAAATAAATATCAACCACTAATCTGTTGTTATCGGGGTCATCATCAACCTTAACACTTTCTAAATCTATTCTTGGTTCATAATTAAGTAAAACTTCTTGTATCTTTTTTTCTAAAAATACCTTTGTCATTGGTGTAAAATTTTCAAATAACAATTCTCTAATACCACAACCTAATTCTGGTTGAAAAGGTCTCTCATAATAATTAGTTTGTACTAAATTTTTTACTGCTCTTTTAACAGCAATTACATCTTCAACTTTTATAATATCACTTGTAATTTGATTTCTCTCAAAGTTTAAATCAATATCAGTAAACTTTCTTGAATTACGCTGAGATTTATTTACTAGTGCTGAGTCGTATTGTGCCATAACGGTAATATTTATATACTTTTACGAACCGTTTGCAAAAACATTGGTATTATTCTTTGCGTCTATCATACTGCCTGCGTCTGCACTATCTGTTAGTCTGCCAACCTTAATTCCTACTACAAATACGTTAGGCGAACCTGCATTTACATTTGCTACGTGATTAGGACATATAGGAACTGGTGGATTAGGATGTGATACGGTAGGGTCGCCTATTCTAGCGGCTAATTTGCCTCTAACAAAAACCGTGCCTTGCGTAGGAGTATCTAATTGTGTAATACCTACACAAGCGTGTCCTGTTGATAAATCATCACCTTGTCTAACGATTAGCGGCATATCTACTTTTTTCTTTTGCTTCTCTAGCTGCTTTTATTGCCAATCTCTTTTTTTCTAAAATTGCAGCTTCTCTAATTTTTCTACCTATTGGTATATTGATATAATGGCACATTTGTTTGCCTTTTTTACTAATATATTCAACTGCAATGGTTGATTCTTTAAAATCGCCTTGTACAGACATTGTTGCCTTCTTCAAACTCATTGCTTCTTTTTCTTTTTCATCGCCTTTTTCATTCCAAAACTTAAATATTCTCATTTTTGCCATTTTTTGCTCACTTTTTTGTTTTTTATTAAAATATGCAACGAAAATGAGCGTAAATTTTTTCGTCTTTCAACATTTTTAGCGCTGATTCGCTCTCATATGAGAAAGACTCGCACTTTTCTTGTATTTTTGCACAGGAAACGCACAAAAAGAACGTAACCAGAACAAAAAAAGTCAAAAATCGTTGAAATATAACGCTTTTTTTCGTCATTTTTCGCTTTTTTTCGCTTGCTTTTACTATTTAGTCGTGATAGGATGATTAAGTAAAATGAGAAAGGACACAAACACTATGAAAACTGACTACGTTCAAGAATTAACACTATTTTATAATAAAGATTTTGTAATTGCTGATTCATACACCGTTATTGAACCTGCATTATCTTTATTTAAAAAAGACCAATCTATAACTCACGCTGAGTTAAACAATTATATGAAAGATAATAAAGATTTTAAACTAGAATCTATTATTGTTCTTCCTGAATTAACCAAATAAAGAAAGAGAGAGTAAACACTATGATAAAAACTATAATTTCTGCAACCTTGATATTTCTAGGTATTGCTATGATGGCTGGTTCTGCTGGCGATTGTGATGGTAAATGTGTAGAAAATGCAAATTCACTAATTGAAATGTTTATGTACGCTTTAGGCGGTATGGCATTGATGTTATCAGGTGGATTTATAATGTTAAAAACTCAATAACTAATAGGAGAACACTATGATAAAAGTTGAAAAAACTGCAAAGACACTAGAAGATGGTATTAAAAACCTGATGGCTGGTGCTAAACAAGACTATGTAAGAATGTCTACCTCTGATGGTAGAAAAGAACTTACTGGTTATTCTTTAGAACAAACTAATAAATGGGACTCTAATACAAAAGTAATGCCCGGTAAAAAGTATATTAAAGTTGTACAAGAAAATGGCGTATTTTGTTTTATTGTAAAAGAAGACTTTAAACATTTTAAAAAAGGTGATATATTGAAAGCCGCTGGTTACAATGCGCCTGCTTTAAATTCTGCTAGAGGTAACGTACTTTCTGGTAATTATTTAATTCAATGGACTGGTCCATTATATTTAAAATAGGATAACACTATGTATAAAACACCTAGAGATAGACGTAGAAAAGTGTTTGAGCGGGTAGTAAACCCGCTCTTACTCAAACATTTAGTACCATCAAGTTATACAGGTACTTGTATTGCGTCTAATATACCAATTAAGTATTTAAAATATTTCAAAGAAGTATCTGCTTCAAGAAGAGCAAAAAGTGTAAGATATAGATATAGAGGTAAATCAAAACCTAATTATTCAAGACCTCAATCTTTTTGCCATATGAATTACGCTGATACGTTCTCTGTCTATTACAGATAATTACCAGTTATTAGTTGACTTGGTTACTTTGTGTCCGAGTATCTTGCCTTTGTTGACACCCTCTTTCACGGTATAACCTGACGTTCCGTTTCCATTTATATCAACTTCACTCCGATTGAACATCATTGCTTTTGCTCTGTCAAGTATGTTCTTCTCTTTGTTTCTTGCCTTAAATAAATGGGTGAATCTTTTTGTCATACACCCTCCTTTTTAAAGTTAGGTGCGTTCCTTCGGCGAATGCCTACTTCCGACCTTTACGGTTGAACGATATTAATTATTTATACTACCACTTACCTATCGGACACTTTGATTTTTTCAATTTACATTTTACTTTCATAAAACACCAACACTCTTTACAGATAAAAGTAGTCTTGTTGAATCTATCACATTTAGCACAAATGTTAAATCTTGCTTGTGCTTCTTTCTGTTCTAAAAAAGGATTTAATGTATTAACTTTCATCTTCCTGACTTATAAACAAATCATAGTCAGGTTGTTCCGGATGAGTATTAGAATATTCTAAAGCATAATCAGGATAACTTGGTATTGAAACTTCTAAAGTTTTTTCATTTCTAATACCTTGTTCATCAACCCAAATATTTAAATTGTATGTTGAACCAGCTTCTGTATCAATATGGTCAACTTCCATAAATTCTGATTCTGTTCTTATATAAGAACCTCTTGGCGAGGACGGTCTAGTTATGTTTGCAACTTCAACACCATCTTTTGTAATTGTACAACCAAAAGTTAGTTTATCAAATACAATACTATTTGCTGAACCATTTTTAAAACCCCAATGAATATATAAATCATCAAAGTTTAAATCGCACTCTTCATCACGAAAAGTACCGTGTTCTAAATCAGATACTTCCCACTCTCTTGATGTTGTGTCAAATTTTACTTTTAATACTGCCATATTTTTCCTTACGGTGCAATCATATAAAATATAACTACTTTACCACCTGTTCCATTTGCGTTACCATAACCACCATCTTTTAGTGTATGTAGTACAGCGTCATCATCTTGACCTGAACTTGTACTATTATTTGTTTTAAATTGTTCAGCGTCTGACGGATAACCTTTACCGCCTCCGCCTCCACCTTTTCCAGAGCAATCACCACCTCCGTTAGACGCTTGATTTCCGCCGGCAAAACCGCCGCCTCCACCACCGCCTCCGGAACGGTCTCCACCAGGATTACTTCCTGCTCCACCATTATAATTTCCATCTCCTCTTCCTCCGGCTGCGCCGCCTGAAGAACTTGCATTACCACCATTTTCACCGTTTCCGCCACCCGAACCTCCTCGGCCGGCACCTCCACAACCTTCTCGTCCTCCTCCGCCGCCTCCACCTCCGGCAGCAACAAGAATATTTGATGTATCTGTATTACCTGAATCGTCAACTACGAAAGAACCTCCTCCGCCTCCGCCTCCTCCGGCAGAGCATCCACCAGGACCCGAAGACCAAGCACGGCCACCTGAACCTATAAATCCAGAACCGCCTCCACCTCCGGCGCCACACGACCCACAACAGCCGTGACCATTTCCTCCTCCACCACCTACTGATACTCTTAATGATGAATAAGGTCTAATATTAATATCCATTTTTCTAACGTAGCCGCCACCGCCTCCGTTATTACCAGATTGACCACCTCTTCCACCTCCAGCACCAATACAAATAATACTTAATTTGCCTTCGGATCCTGGATTAGAAATTGTTAAAGTTTGTTCGCTACCTGTGTATGTAAATGAATGTGCTTTCCAAGTTGAGTTGTATTCAAAAGTTGATTCTGTTCCACCAGAGGCCTGAATTGGTGCGAAACCTCCTCTAGCTGCTAATAAATTATAATGAGTCATTATGCAAGTCCTGAACCACTAGCGTAAGCTTCAGTAGCAGATGTAAAAAATACGGTAACTAAACCATAGTTGTTAATCACTCTGTCACCAGTAGTAGTTTGACCTGCATTTCTTAAAGTTAGTCCTGAACCTTGAATAAGGTTTATACCAGCGTTTGATGTGTTTGCGATTGTGATTGAATGACCAGCAGAAAATATATTAGCAGGCACGGTTACTTGAGCAATTGTATTAATATGTTTACCGTGGTCTGATAAAACTAAAGTATAGGCAGTTGTTTGTGTATTTCCTGGTACACTTCTAATTTCACCTTTATCGTCTGATAAAGAACCTGAAGCATTTGTTTGTGTTAATG